GGTCTTAGTTCTTCAGATTCAGTATCTTGTAATTTTATTAAGTCACAAGCTTATGCACCTCATCATCATGTTGATGATTCAACTGGAGCATGGGTAAAACGTAGAGAGGCTGGAACTACCGCATATACATACATCGATTATGAGTCGGCTGTAACTGAACAAAACAGGCAACTTAAAGTAATTAAGCCTGAACACATGACGGCGGTATCTACACAGTTTATTAAAGTAATGCAAAATGCTTAATCTAGATAGTATAAAAATTGAAGTACGTAAAATAGATATTAGCGGATTTGTTGATGGATTAACTTTATATGAAAGTATATTCGGTATGATGCAAGGGCAAATTGTTGTTCAAGATTCAACTAACTTCTTTGATAATTTTATAGGCACAGAATTAGCTCCTGTTGATATCAGTTTTTCATATTTAAAGCAGGAATATACGGCAAGCTTTTATATGGATGGAATAACTGATATGAAATTAAATACAGAAAAAAAGAATTATACTATCCATTTAAAATCTATACATGTACCTAACTTTGCTAATACCGTAAATTCAGTATATAATGGAACATCGGCTGAAATTATTGCTAAAATATTTGCAGATGTAAGTGCTTCAGAAAATAAAATGGCTGTTGATTCAAAAACAGCAACGAGTGGTAGATATATTGCACCAAACATTGCTGCAAAAGATTGTTTTAAAACACTTGTAGCAAATGCATATTGTATAGATCAGTCTGGATTATTTATGTATGAAAGATTAGTTGATGAAAATACTATAAGGTTAACTTCTTTACATGATATGGTTAATAATGCATTTATTGATAATCAAGGAACACCGGTTTCTATTAAGCAAGGTATAGCAGATATGAGAGAAGTTCAAATAAATCCTCTATCAGTTTTAGGAACAGCAGAAGATTTTTTAATGAAAGAATATAGTATGGATTTTGTTCAAAAAATAGAAGATGGATTATTTGGTGAAGCAATTAATGAAATTAATTTAGATGAAACACAGAAGATAGAGAATACTACAAAAGAAGTAACATCGGTACCTAAAACAAAATTTAAGCTAAGTAATAAATTATATGATGAGAATGTAAAAAGCGTATTAGCTAATAGAGGTGATGTGGCATCGGGCACAATTATTAACACTACAGTACGAGCATTTAATACTATGATGGATGTATCTGCTATGACAGCCTTGCCTGGTTTAGGAGTTGGAATGACTGTTGATTGTAAACTAAGTAGTAATGTAGAACAAGGCACTCGTCGACACGATGGCAAATGGCTAGTTAAACACATACAACATGACTTTACACAAAAAGGCGGAGAATATAGTTACCATCAATCGTTAGGACTAGTGAGAGAATAATGTATAATCAAATAAAATTTGGAACAGTTGTTGATATTAATGATCCTGAAAAGTTAGGTAGGGTAAAGGTTAATGTATACGGACTTCATGACAATATAGACTCTGCAGATCTTGCGTGGAGTATGGTTATGATGCCAGGAAATACTCCAGCTAAAGGCGGTGTAGGTTCATCAGTTAACTTATTGGTTGGTACATTAGTAGCAGGCGTGTGCATGGATAGAGCTATGCAAGAATTTTTAGTCTTGGGAACTTTGCCTACAAAAACTGATGGAATAGAAGATAATAATGTAAGAGTAAGAGCTGAAGCTGATCCTAATGCAGATGAAGAACTTGGTTCATATCAACCAGCAAGTACATACGCACCACAATATCCATATAATAATGTTATGGAAACAGAGAGTGGTCATGTCAAAGAATATGATGATACTCCGGGTGTAGAACGAATAACGGAGAGACATAAGAGTGGCACTCAATATGAGATAGCTGCCAATGGTTCTAAAACAGAAAGAATAGTAAGAGACAATTATCGATTAGTTGTAGGTCATGACACTCTTGAAGTATTTGGTGATGTACGTATTATAGTAAGTGGTAATGCTGATGTTGCTGTAGCAGGCAATATGAATAGTGCAGTTGCTGGTAATATAACTACTACATCTACAGAAGGAGATATAACAGTAACGACAACTGATACAACTAAGAAGATAACATTGGCTGGTAATGTAGACATCACTGAAAATTTAACTGTAGCGAAGAACGTTGCTGTAACTGGTACAACTACTACAAGTGAAAATTTATTATTAGACTCACACAAACATGGTGAAAACAATACGCCAACTAACTTAACTGATGGTCCTCAAAACGGATAAATAGATATATGGCACAGATAGCACGACAAGAAACGTATAAAGATGCAGATTTTACTTTTAAGGAAAATCCTAATACAAATGACGTTGCAATAAAAAAGAATAATGAATCGATTAAACAAAGTGTATTAAATATACTTCGTACGAATCATGGCGAACGCCCATTTAATTATTTTTTTGGCGCAAACTTAAGATCATATCTATTTGAGAATATGACAAATATAACAGCAGCACAAATGGCAACGTCTGTTAACAATTCTTTAAGAAACCATGAGCCAAGAATAGAAGTACTTAATACAAATATACAGGCAAAAGCCGATGAAAACGAAGTATTAATAACAGTAACCGGAAGAGTTTTATCTAGTAATGAAGTATTAGATATTTCGACCACAATAGAGAGATTACGATAATGGCAATAGAACGCAGAATATCAGCAAGTGAATTAGATTTTGATCAATTAAAATCAAACTTAATCGCATATATGAAGGCAACCGATACTACCTTCAGTGACTATAACTATGAAGGATCTGCAATGAATACAATCATTGATGTACTATCATATGTTACTCATGTGAATTCAATGAATGCTAACTTTGCTTTGAACGAAACATTCCTTGATACATCTCAATTAAGATCTTCTGTTGTATCACATGCCAAACTATTAGGTTATACACCAAGATCCATATCGCCATCTGTTGCTTATATTGATATGACTATGGCAAAGGGAAATGCTACACCTTTATGGAATCATGATGGAACAAATACTCCGTTACCTTTAACTATGACAAGAGGCACAGCATTTAATACTACTATCGATGGGGTTAATTACCCCATGTTTGCTTCAGACACTACAACAATTAACTATGATGCAACAAACGGATGGAAGTTTTCTAACATTAAAATAGAACAAGGTACATTATCATCTATAACTTACACATATCAGAATAATACATTTGAATCATATATTATTCCTGTTAATAATGTAAATACTGCTTCGATTAAAGTTACTGTAATAGATTCAGGTGCAACAAATGCATCTAAAGTTTATGCTTTAAATACAAACATGGTTACATTAGATGGCACATCAGAAGTATATTTCTTAGAAGAAGGAAGAGATGGATACTATGAGATTAAGTTTGGTGATAACATTATTGGTAAGAGACCAGGTAATGGTAATACAATTTCAATAGAATATGCATCAATTCCATCAGGCACTCATGTAAATGGAGCTACTACATTTACTATGACTGATTCGCTTAATGGTAATAGTGATGAGACTATCACACTCGTTACTAGAGCTACTGGCGGTGCCGCAAGAGAATCACTAGAAGCAATTAAGTTTAATGCACCCCTTGCTCATATATCACAAAACAGAGCTGTAACACCTGATGATTATAAAGCTATTATCAAAAGTGAATTCGCTGATTTAGAAGCTGTTGCTGTATGGGGCGGTGAAGATAATGATATACCAGATTATGGTAAGGTTTATGTATCGATTAAACCATTATCTTCTGAGAAATTAACTGATACTCAAAAAGCAACAATTAAGAATCAGATTCTTAAACCAAAGAATGTTGTAAGTATCACACCAGTGCTTGTTGATCCTGATTATACATATATTGATTTAGAAGTTTATTTTAAATATAATCCTAACAAAGCTACAGTAACTGCAAGCGGTTTGGCTACATCAATAAGGAGTACACTCGTGTCATATAATAATGATACACTTAAGAGCTTTAACGGCGTTTATAGAGATTCAAATGTTGGTAAATTAATTGATGATACAAATGTTGCTATCGTATCTAATATTACTCGTGTGAAGATGACAAAGAAGATTACACCAGTACTTGGAACAGCAACTAAATACGAACTTAAGTTTAATCAAGCGTTAACTGATATAGATGCTACTACATCATCTACTGGCTCTTATGTATCTTCAACTAATTTTACATTTGCTGGCGCAGATGCAAAGCTTAAAGATTACTATGATAGCTCAAGTGATACACGAATTATTCAAATTGTTGATACAGCTGGTTTAGTACTAGCTACGAATGTTGGTGAAGTAAATGAGGAAGCTGGAACAGTAACTCTTAACTCATTTAATCCAACTGCATTACCTACTGGTTCAACTACAATCGATGTAACGGTTAAACCGGCATCATCTGATGTATCACCAACAAGGAATGAATTATTAACGATAAATACATCAACTGCTTTAATCACAGGTGAAGTAGATACAATGGCAACTGGCGGTACAACTGCTGGAATCGATTATACAACGGTAAGTAACTAATGGCAAGTGGACTTGGAAAATATAATATATCATCTTATATAGATGAACTAGTACCTGATCATGTAGAGTCTACATATCCTGATTTAGTTTCATTTCTTAAAACGTATGCATTATATTTAGAGCGTCAAAATAAATCTGGATTCTATCTTAACTCATTAGATATACAAAGAGATATCGACTTTGTAGAAGATAACTTACTTACTGAATTGCAGAATGAAATCGGTATTGCAATACCAAGAGACTTTGCTACAAATCCAAGGATGTTTTATAAGAGACTTGTAGAATTCTATAAGTCACGTGGTACACCTGAATCAATCACATCATTCTTTAGAATGATTTTTGACGATGATGTAGAAACATATTTTCCACATGTAGATATGCTTACACCATCTAATGGAAACTGGACAGATCAGGCTGTAGCTATTCAGGCAGATAGAACTCAGTTTACACCTACGAATACAATTACATTATCTGGAACACAAGCAAACCCAACAATAATTAGTGGTAATAATGATGATGGTAATAGCTTATTACTTGATGATGATGTGGTATTTGTTAATAATACATATCAAACTCCAGGTACAGATTATACTGAAGAAGTATATTCAGATACTACTATAAAATATAGATTAAATTTTACAGCACAATTATCAAACGGCGATGTTGTAAGAACATATCCAAAGGGTTTGTTTACCAATAACGATGGATTCTTATCAGATAAAAAATATATACAAGACTCTTATTATTATCAGCAGTTCTCTTATGTTCTAAAAACTGGTAAAAACATTGCTGACTGGAAGAATTCATTTACAAGATTAGTTCACCCGGCTGGATTTAAGTTCTTTGGTGAGATTGTTATCTTAGTAAAGCTACTTACATCATCGAATACACAAACACAGTATGGTTGGTTAGAACCAGCTGGTGAAATTAACTTTAACATCGGTGCATTCCAAGTTGGACCAGCATCGTTTAATAGTCACGTATTAGAGAAATCTTATACGCATTTTGCAAGAGGAAGTTCAGAACTCAGCATTATAGGTATGCAGAACCATTGGGAAAATATGAAGTTTAGATATTTAGGTCCAAACTCAGATTTAGCTCATTGGACAC